ATTGTGTACGGTGTTTAGTAAGATTATCGTATCTTGTGCGTGCGTACTGCATAGTTTATAGTACAGGTACTCCTCCATAAGATCCGCCGCCTTGTCCAGCTGGGTTTAATACTGTTGGCTTGTCCAATTCTTTTGTAGTTTTACCTGTGCCCATCTTTCTCTTTTCTTTTTTCCCTTTAGCACTAGTAGTACTGCGTGGTCCACCTATTGTTAATGCTGATGCTGATGAAGTAAGCTTAGACTGTCTTGCAGCTTGTCTTGCAGTCTCAGCATCTTTCATTGCTTTAATCTCAGCTTGTTGTTTAGCGTAAGCAGCTTCACTTTCTTTCCTAACTTTATCTGCTTCAGCTTTAGCTTTTGCTTCAGCTTCCCTCTTGATTTTCTCTACGTCAATTGACGGTCGTGAAGATCTTCTAGGCTCACCACCCCACTTCCATGGTTTGTACCAGTTCCTTCCAATCCTAAGCTCAAAAAATGTAGGGGCTAACGATACCTCTTCAGTTGTATCCTCTACAAAATAATCTTGCTCTGCAAAAGCGTGAGCATATTGATCTTGGAATCCTAACCTAATCATAAGATTAGTACCCCAGTTTCTCCAGTTATTTAAGTTCATGATAACTCATCCTCGTTTACTCTTGTGTTTATCCACTCTACTATGGAGCGTTGTCCTGCTTGATACATGATAGTATTTAATTCCTCTTTAGGATGTGGGCTTTTGGGTGGGAATTTGTCTTCAAGTTCTTCAAGAAGACGCTCCACAGTAAGCCCTAAATTAAGCGTACTGTGGGAGGTTTGTATTTGCATGTTCGAAAAATGCTGGCATTCTTGCCGTCTTGGTGGAGATTAATTCTGGTGCGCGACCCTCATACATTAATCGATCGCTTACATCTAGCCAGAATTTTTTGTCTAAATATTTACAGGTAGTATTTATACCTAAAGGTTCCATAATCCAGTTAATGGTGGCCTTCCTAAGTTTATCCAAAGATTGACTATGAGATAAGCCCAGCTCGTGACATACAAGGCTATGAGAGGCCACGTGTATTTGTTCGTCTCTAGAGATGTCGGCGCTG